TCAGGTCGACTGCGTCTTGAGGCGCGGTGCGATCTCGGTTTCGAACGATTTCAGCGCCGCCCCGATGGCCTGATGCATGTCGAGATAGCGATAGGTTCCGAGCCGTCCACCGAAGAATATGTTGTCTTCTTTGTCCACCATCTCTTTGTACTTGAGATACTTCTCTTTGTCGGCCGGCGTATTGATCGGATAGTAAGGTTCATCGAGCCGCGTGGCCGCGCGCGAATATTCCCTCACCACGACCGTCTTCTCTGTCTGGTAGTCCCGCTCCGGATTAAAATGGCGAAACTCGAGGATACGGGTGAACGGGATGTTTTCGTCCGCATAGTTCATCACTGCGGTGCCCTGGAAATCACCAACGCCGAGGACTTCCGTATCGAAATCAATCGTCCGCCATCCGAGCTCACCGTGGACAAACTCGAAGAAGCGGTCGATCGGCCCCGTGAACACCACCGGAGTCGTCTTCGGGACCATGCCGCGAATCTTGAAGAAGTCGGTCTTCAGAGCTACCGAGATCCGGTGAGAAGACAGCATACGCTCGAAGATTGCCGTGTAGCCGTCGACCGGCAGTCCCTCATAGCGATCGTTGAAATAACGATTGTCAAAATTGTAACGTACCGGCAACCGGGTGATCACGTGTTCAGGCAGATCACGGGGATCTGTCTGCCACTGCTTCGCCGTGTAGCCCCGTATAAACGCCTCATAGAGCGGGCGCCCGATGAGAGAAATCGCCTTTTCCTCAAGATTGGTCGGCATGCGACCAGCCATTTCAGCGGCCTGCTCGGCGACAAGCCTGCGCGCTTCATCGGGGGTCATCTGGCGACCAAAAAACTGGCAGATGGTGCCGAGATTGATCGGCATGGAGTAAACTTGGCCTTTCAGGCTTGTGTATACTCGGTGCTTATAGTCGGTAAAGGCGGTAAAGCGATTCAGGTACTTCCATACGGTCTCATTCGGGGTGTGGAAGAGATGAGCGCCGTATTTATGGACTTCGATCCCGGTCTCGGATTCGTTCTCGCTATAGGCATTGCCGCCAATATGCGTCCGGCGGTCGAGAACAAGCACCCGCTTGCCCATATCTGCAGCACGTTCGGCAATTGTGGCTCCATAGAACCCCGCTCCAACGATAATCAAATCGAAGTTGGCGGGTTCGAAATGGTCGACGTAGCTGATTCCGCTCACCTGAACATCCTTGTTTTTAGCCGCCTACGTTGTGGTGAAGGAGGGTTAGCATACAGTCGCATATCAGGAAATTTGCGAGTGCCAACTATTTGCATTTTGCTCGGTCACCTGACGGATGGCCAGTTTTCGGTACAGCGTCATGCGTGAACGCATCGCTCTCCGAGACCGAACGCGCAGCGATGCGCAGTGCTCAACGAGCGCGATAACTCAACGCAGCGAGATGAGAATGGCGCATAAAGATGAGAAAAACCTCGAAAAAGGCGATGGGTTGCCGAAAGGCGCCGCGGAGACGCCCAAAGCTCAGTCAAGGCAACACGCCACCGGATGCCATGCCTGCTCAAGAGCGGCAGACAGAGTTGCTCCAGGGGATATACAGTCAGCTGCAAATTCTGAATACAGGCATCGCGCGCCTAAATCGCACCGTGGAACGCTCCGACAGCACTGCAGCCCATTTTCACCGAAAGCGCATCAAGATAGCCGTCGACGAGATGTTTGAATTCATCCGAACCGATATGGCATCCGCTATGTTTGTTGGCGGTGACCGCATGCAAATCAAGCGACTGGCCCTGGAAGCGGTGACTGTTGAAGGCGCTCATCTTGAAATGGGTGTGTTCAAGGGCGACTCCATCAACTTTCTCGCGGAACGGAAAAAAGACCAGATCTTTGATGGCTTCGACAGCTTCGAAGGCCTGCCCGAGGCATGGTCCTCCGGACATACAGGGCCCAATGACAGCACTTTTTTCGATGCGGGTTTCTTCAGCACAGACATGCCGAAGGTCCGAGACAATGTCCGTCTACACAAGGGCTGGTTCCAAGAGACAATCCCCGCCTGGAAAGCATCCTCAAGAGAGAACATTGCTTTCCTGCATATCGATTGCGATATCTACTCATCTACGGTCCATGTGCTGGAGGCATTAGCCGATCGGATCGTCGCGGGGACGATCATCGCATTCGATGAGTTGCTCGGCTATTACGAATGGCAGGATGGAGAGTACAAGGCTTTCAAGGAGTTTGTCGAAAAATACAAGGTGGACTTCGAGTATCTTTACTACCGGTTTGATTGCGTCGTCGTCCGTGTAACGCAGATTGGCTGAACCGGGCGACGCACCACCGGAGACAGAAACCGTTCAAAGCGGCAACAGAAATACGGTCTGGCGATTGGTGACTACGCCGGTGAATTTCTTTCTGGCTCTTGCCCCTGCTTACATGCGCTACGTCACGTTGGACCATTGAGCCGCGCATGCCAGTTCCAGGCAGACTGGACAATTTCCTGGATGCCGTGCTTGGGCTCCCAGCCGAGCAGCGTGCGAGCGGTATCGTTGCTTGCCACAAGCATGGGCGGATCACCGGGACGGCGCTCAGAATGCACCACAGGCAGCGGACGACGGGAAACGCTTTCGACAGCGTCGATCAGTTCCTTGACGCTCGTACCAATTCCAGTGCCGAGATTGACTGCTGTTGTCTCACCACCACTGAGAAGATAATCCAGCGCTTTGACATGCGCGTCGGCGAGATCATTCACATGGATATAGTCCCGAATGCAGGTCCCATCGCGGGTAGAGTAGTCAGAGCCGAAGATCGAAAATGAAGGTCGCCGCCCCAATGCGGCCTCAATGGCCAGAGGGATCGCATGTGTCTCCGGTGAATGCCATTCGCCAATACGTCCTTCGAAATCCGCACCGGCAGCGTTGAAATAGCGCAACATAACAGAGCGCATCCGACCGCACAGGTCATAGTCGCGTAGCGCCTGCTCAACCAGGAACTTGGTACGGCCGTACGGGTTAATGGGACTTTGCGGATGATTCTCGTCCAGCGGCAGGGTTTCCGGTGTACCGTAAGTGGCGCAGGTGGACGAAAAGACGAAAGCGCGGATATCTGCCTCTATCAACGCCCTCAGGAGATTGAGCGCGCCGGATACATTGATTTCGTAGAAGGCTTCCGGCTCCCGGAACGACTGGCCAACCTCGATCAGTCCAGCAAAGTGAAGCGCCGCGATCGGCTTGTGGCGCTGCAGCACCTCGCGCAAGCGATCTAAGTCACGAATATCGCCTTCCTCAAGCGGTCCCCATCTGACGAACTCGCGGTGTCCGCTGGTGAAATTGTCGTAGACGACAGGAGTGAAGCCCCTTTCTGCGAGGGCCAGACAGGTATGCGAGCCTATGTAACCGGCTCCGCCAACGACGAGTACAGTGTTTCCAGTCATCATGGCTTACGATCTCACCGTGAATGTTGTGGAGGGGCCGATTTGAAGCAAAGGGCCGGGTCTAACCATATCCCGATCAACCGCCGGGAGTTCATCACCTAGGTTATGCAGATAGGTTTGATTGTTCTAGCGTTTTTTGACGCCTCGCTGTTGGATTTAGCAATTGACGGCTGCTCTTTCCGTTCGGTCCCTGCCCGCGCCGTGCCTTCTCCGACAACGAGTTCGCAATGAAACGGGCTATCGAAAAACAGGCCGCATGAGGCGAGATTGAAATTGTGAAGTGTGGCCAATGTCAACAACGTCACTCCGGAGTGCTGACGGTCTGGCAGGTCGACCGACAACGGCTTCATCGAGGCATTCACCAGCAAGCTGCACGCGGAGTGTCTGAGCGCCCATTGGTTCCCGCCCCCGACGAATTCCCGCCAGAAGGTGGGGTTTTGGCGCAGGACTATTACGAGCAGCGTCCTCACTCGGCGATCGGATATAACGTCCCGATCGCCTGGCATAGTCCCGGTGGCGCCACCAGCCCGCCATCGCGATCACAGCCGGAAAACTCCAGCTTCCGGCTATCCAAGGTTTGATCCCAGAGCAGAGCATCAGAGCGATGCTCAACGACACGGATGGTGTTGTCAGGTAGTTAAGGTGATGAGGTTGACCGCCGCAGAGGTACATTCAGGGGTACGAGCTAAGGTACGCGGCCATCTCTAAGTATCTGAATTATAATGCGGAGATGAGGATGGCTGGGGCGCCAGGAACAAAATCCAACTTTATCTAGCATCATGATTCGCTTTATTTATCTGTAATTATTGACCTATTTCGATCAAAGTTGTAACACCGGACTGTAACACCGGGATGCTACACGAGGATCGAAATGGCGCGCATCAGTTACCTTCTTCGTCGCGGCGCGAGCTACTATGCCCGCATCAAGGTTCCAACCGATCTTGTCGAGATCGTCGGCAAGAAAGAGCTTGTCAAAGCGCTCGGCACGAAAGATGAGAACATCGCCAAGCGCGAAATGTGGCCGGTTGTCGAGGGCTGGAACCGGCACTTTGAAGACCTTCGCGCTCGCCGGACGATTACCAGTGACGATAAGGCTCATGCGACATGGCAGCATTACGAAGCGAGTCTTGAGCGCGACGAGGTGGCGCGGCGCAACGCACCGACGCAAGCCGACATTGACGAGGCAACCCGCGCCATGTTCGCACGGGTCGAACGCGGCGACATCAGCAGCACAGATCCGCTCGCAGTTCTCGACGCCACGCTTGAAGTTCAAGTCAAGCAGCGTGCCCATGAGATCAGTGCCATTTCTCGCAGGGCGAAACTGGCTGATATGCAAAAGCATCTAGCCAGCGGCACGACCGCGCTCATTGCCCATGAGGTTGACGATTACGTTGAGCAGAACCGGCTTCTCGTAGACCGCGACCATCCGGATTGGAAGGACACCGCCCGGCTCATGATGCGCGCTGAGATCGAAAGCCTGAAGCGCTCATTGGAGCGTGATGCCGGTGACTATTCCGGCAGGCCGTCCGATCCCGTCGTGAAGCCCATTGCAGGCAGCACCCGTGAAACGGCACCACAGGGCGAGAGTATTATGGAGCTTTTCGAGATCTACGCTCGCGAAAACCCGAAACGCATCGCTGTCGACACCATCAATCAAGCGCGCCGCGACATAGGTACTTTTGTTGACTATGTCGGCAGCACCTGCCCCGTCCATCGGATCGACAAGAAGGCCGTTCGCGAATGGAAGGCTCTCTTGATGAGGTATCCAGTGAAGGCGACCGAAACGAAGTCGTTCGCAGGAATGAAGCTTGTGCAAATCGTCAAGCACAACGAAGAGATTGGCAAACCGGTTCTAACGCCGCGCACCGTCAATCGATATCTTTCCAGCCTTGGCGCATTCTGCAACTGGTTGGTCAATCACGGATACCTCGATCAAAATCCTACCGAGGGTATGGCACTCGCGAAAGAGAAGAAGAAGAGCACCCTTCCCTTCACGACGGAACAATTGAACACCCTGTTCAAGTCGCCACTGTTCACAGGTTGCCAGAGTGCAGACGAGTGGCGGAACGTCGCCAAGCCTGGGAACGTCAAGATCCGCGATCATCGCTACTGGGTGCCATTGATCATGCTGTATTCCGGCGCGCGTCCGGGTGAGATTGCGCAGCTCGCTACCGGCGACGTGCGCCAAGAGCACGGCCATTGGATCATGCATATCACCACCGAAGGAGAAGGCGACAAGACCGTAAAGACGGAAGGATCTATGCGCGTGGTGCCCGTGCATTGCGAACTGGTGAAGCTCGGCTTCCTCAACTACCACGCCGGGATGAAGAAGGCAGGACAGTCGCGCCTATTCCCGTTAGCAGAGCGTAATTCACGCGGTCAGATGATTGCGGATTATAGCCGCGAATTCGGTCGATACCTTACTCGGATCGGCATGAAGACCGGGCGCGGTCTTTCGCTCTACTCATTTCGGCACGGGGCCGCAGATGCGTTAAGGCGCGCCGGTTATCTCGATGAGAACTTCGGCTTCATCCTGGGGCATACCAAAGCGACCACAACAGGTATCTACGGCATCGTGCCCCAAGGCATACTCGAACAGCGCATTGAACTGGTGAACGCAATCCAATATCCGGGCCTATCGCTTAAACATTTGATTTGACTGTCGCGAATCGGGCTGACCCTAGAAGCAGTAGAGTTAAATGCCGTATCCCCGCTGTCCACAGCAGGCGACAGCAAAATAAGCAACACCACGGGATAATTCGGCTCGAACCTTGACTGAATCAGGCCTTTCAAAGCTAGTTAGTGATGCCTGACGCGATGGGAAGCGGTGATCCGGTGTTGCAGCACCTTAGATCACCGCCTCGCACTTAGTGCCCGTGAGGTTGGCTCCCCGGACCACGATAGAACCGCCATCGGGTTCTTGAGCCAAAGCCTAACGTGTTGGCTGTTTTTTCCAAGCCCACCACTTCAACAAATTTGTGAGAAATACGTGGGTCGGCCCAGTCTGCAGGAATTTAATCCTGTTTAGGAAAAAAAGCACAAATAGGGATTCACAAGCGATTCCAGCCATGAGACAATTATCTTCAAGTTCAATTGAGGATAAATCGCTTGCGTCTCCCTGGTGTTGCCACGACCATCAAAAAAGCTCTCGGTCTTTCCGTCGAGCAGAAGGCGTATTCTCTGAGTGATCCGGCAGTCGCTGAGATCTTCGGCGTTCGTCAGACTTCCTCAGGCGTCGCGATCAACGGTCGGACGGCTCTCGCCGTTCCGGCTGTTCTTCAAGCTGTTCGCCTTATCTCGGAGAATGTCGGCTCTATTCCTTGCAAGCTCTATCGCGATACTGACGGTAGCAAGATTGCAGAGAAGGAGCACCCAGCTTACCGGCTAGTCCATAGACGAGCTAACGAAGTGCTCGGCGCGGGACGCTTGCGCGAGTTGATTACTCGTGACGCTCTTCTGTTCGGCGGCGGATTTGCACGCGTGCAGCGTCTCGACATTATCGATCCGCGTCCGTTCGAACTCTATCATATTCCCGCCGAACGCGTAGCCGTCGAACATGATCCGATTACCGGCTTCCCAACTTATCGCGTCTCTGATCCCGATGGCGTGAGGGTCTACGGACACACGGAAATTCTGCATGTACCTGCCTTTGGGAATGTCTCGCCGATTGCCCACGGTCGCGAGGTCTATTGGCATTGCGTCGGTGCTGGAGTCGCCACGCCGCGCAACTCTTCAAGGGCGGTGCTCGCCCGCCGGCCGTGATCAGCCGCGAAAANGCGATTCCGATCCGATGCATCGCTCGGCGAGACTGTCGTGAAGAAGATCCGCGACCGTTTCCGCGCCGCTGCCGCGAACGGTTTCGACACGCCGCTCATTCTTGATGACGGGTGGATCTATCAGCAGATGGCGTTTTCCTCGACAGATGCGCAATTCATCGAGAACCGTGTCGAGCAGATCAACGAAATCGCCCGCATCTTCGGCGTGCCGCCGCACATGCTCTATCAGCTTGACCGCGCGACCTGGAGCAATGCCGAGCAGATGGCCGCATCGTTCCTTCAGTTGTGTCTTCGCCCGTGGCTGGACCGCTGGCAAGACGCCTATGCGACCGTTCTGCTCACGGAAGAAGAACGCGACAGCCTCTATTTCGAGTTTGTGGTCGATGACCTTCAGCGCACGGACGCGGCAGCCCGCGCGGAGATCTTCAGCAAGTTGATCGCCGCCCGCGTCATGACGCCGAACGAAGTCCGCGCCGCGATGAACCTGCCGGCGCTCGACGGTGGCGACGAACTCGCCAATCCCTACACCACGACCAGCACGCCGGCCGACAGCGAGCCGATGAAGGAAGCAGCCTAATGCAGCACACCGCNNTTTTCGGTGACGGCGATCGAAACCTTCGCCTTCACCCACGAACTGATTCAGGAACTGGAGCGCAAGACCGGTCACGGGATCTTCGCCTTATTCACGCGAATTCAGACTCGACAGGCTTCCTTGAATGACCTGCTCGAAACGATCCGGCTCGGCTTGATCGGCGGCGGTACCACGCCGGCCGATGCTGCCGCGCTCGTCAATACCTATGCCGTCGCGCGGCCGCTGAGCGAAAGCCTCGCTGTCGCAATCGGCATTCTCAGCACGCTGTTCTTCGGTCCCGACGAAGACACCAGCGCCGACCAGGGCGATACGCAGCAGGTGACTGCATGACCGACAAGATCGCCACCATGGCTATGACCGTCGCTGTAATCATCCTGATTGCCGCAATCGGTGATCGCAATGTGAAAATCGAACAGCTTCAGAACTACATTGCTGATCAGTCGGTGCGCGCGGGGTGTGTGCAATGACCGAACGCCTCGAAATCAAAGCTGCATTCACCGTTGACGATGCCGGCGAGATCACCGGCATCGCGTGGCCCTTCGGTTCGCCGGATCGCGTCGGCGACGTAATCGAGAAAGGCGCAATCACCGCGCCGGCAACCCTGCCGATGCTCTTCGCGCACGATCAAGCGCAGGTAATCGGCGTCTGGGACCAGATCGCCGAAACGGCAGAGGGCCTCACTGTCAAAGGGCGGTTGCTCGTCGATGACGTCGAGCGCGCTCGCGAAGTGCGCGCAATGATCCGCAGCAAGGCCGTGTCCGGCCTGTCTATCGGCTTTGTCACCAAGGCCAGCAAGCCCCGCCAGCGCGGCAGAACGATCACCGCGCTCAACCTTCACGAAATCTCAGTCGTCGCGGTCCCGTGCCATCCGGGCGCGCAAATCACCTCGATCAAAGCCGCCGATGGCACGGCATCTCGAAAGGAAAATCGCATGGAAAATGAAGACCAGAATGCACCGGAAGCGAAGAGCGATCCGGTTGTGACCACGCGGGAACTGAAGGCGCTCAAGGATGAGATTGCCACGCTGAAGGCGAAGATGAACCGCCCGGCCGCCGCGAACAACAATCACTCTGCCGGCACTAACGACAACAGCGAGCAGAAGGCGTTCGCCGACTACCTTCGCAGCGGCGAAGTTGACCGCAAGGCCCTGAGCATCGCCAGCGATGCGCCGGGCTACGTTCTCGCACCGGAAGAAACCAGCAGCGAATTCATTCGCAATCTTGTCGAGTTCTCGCCGGTTCGCGGTATCGCCGATGTTCGTTCGGCCGTCTCGCACACGGTTATTCTGCCGAAGCGCCTTTCGGTCACGAATGCGAAGTGGAAGGGCGAAGCGGTAGCCTCCGAAGAGTCCGAACCGACCTTCGGCGACATGGAAATCAGTATCAAGGAACTGACGACGCATGTCGATTTGGGCAACTGGCTGATCGAAGACGCCAGCCACGATGTTGAGGCGGAAGTTCGGCTTGCTCTCGCCGAAGACTTTGGCGCGAAGGAAAGCAAGGCATTCGTCGGGATCACGGACCCCGCCGCACCGGCTGGCTTCATGACCGACGCGGACATTGCCAGCTTCCTGAACGGTCACGCAACAAACCTGTCTGCCGACGCACTCATCAAGCTCATGTATTCGTTGCCGGGCATCTATCGGAACCGGGGAACGTGGGCCATGAACGGCACGACGCTCGCAGTCATCCGCACCCTGAAGGACGGTAACGGCAATTATCTGTGGCAGCCGTCCTATCAGGCAGGTCAGCCGGAAACGATCCTTGGCCGTCCGGTGGTCGAGCTTCTCGATATGCCGGAAGTTGCGGCAAACACCTTCCCGATCATGTTCGGCGACTTCAAGGCTGGCTATCGCATCTACGACCGCATCGAGCTTCAGATTCGCCCGAACCCGTATCTTTTGGCAACCGAAGGCAAGGTTCGTTTTCACGCCCGTCGTCGTGTCGGTGCTGGTGTGGTTCGCCCCGATGCCTTCCGCAAGCTGAAGATGGCGACGGCGTAACCCATGACCTATCAGCGGCCCGCCTCTGACGAAATCACGCTTGCGCACGAGGGACATATCGTGCGCTTGCGCCCGTCATTGCGGGCCGCTGCTCGCCTGGAGCGACTTCACGACGGCTTCGACAATCTCTTCCGTCGCGTCGATGAATTCCACCTTGGCACCATTTCCGAGATCATCCTGTCGGCAGCTACCAACCGACCGGATGCAGCGGCTTTCCTGTCTGACATCGCAGGGAAGCCGCTCTTCCCCTTCATGCTCGCCGTCCGCGCACCTGTCGCCGACCTCTGCCGCGCATTCATTCCGACGCTCGACAAATCGAGCGACCAGCCGGCAGGCAAGCCGATCACCTGGGCGGAATACTACCGCGAACTCTATCGCACCGCGACCGGTTGGCTCGGCTGGACGCCGGAAGCTGCCTGGAGCGCGACACCGACCGAAATCAACGAAGCAGCCATCGGCAAATACGCCATGCTGAAAGCAATCCACGGCAGCGCCGACGACGAGCGCGCCTATGATCCGCGCGAGGAAGTCTCGGAAGAGCAGACACGCGAAGGCATCAACCGCTTGAAAGCTCTCGCGCGAGGTAGAGCCTGATGGCTAAGCCTCCGCACCTTTGCGCCTGTGGTCGCACCATTCCCCACGGCGAGCGCTGCCCTTGCCAGATCCTCGCCACGCGCGAACGCAAGGCACGCCATGACGCTCGCCGGCCGAACGCTCGCCAGCGCGGCTATAATCATGAGTGGGAAAAAGCGCGCCGCGAATACCTCGCCCTGCATCCTTATTGCGCCATGCCAGGATGCGGCAAACCGGCGAACGTCGTCGACCACATCAAGCCGCACAAGGGCGACAAGGCGCTCTTCTGGAGCCGGGCGAACTGGCAACCCCTCTGTAAGCCTTGCCACGACCGACACAAGCAACGGCAGGAGCGCAACCAATGACGCCCGCCGAACGCGCTCGCCTGATCGATCAGCAGGAATTCGAGGCAGAATGCAGAGCCATTCGCGCCCGCGCACTCGCATACGCCAAGTCATGCCAGAAGCAGGAACGCCGGCGCGTAAAGGCATGGATCGACGCGCCGGAAGTCATCGCCATTCATGAAGTGCCAGACTTCAACAAGGTGCATCTCAAGGCGAGAACCAAAAGAGCCAAGCTGCATGAAGTGAACGGCGAAGCTCTAACCCTGGACCAGTGGGCACTTCGCATCGGCAAGAGCAAGAGCGCCTTGCAGCAACGAATTCAGAAGCTCGGCTCGCTGGAGGCAGCCCTTGCGTTCAAGCCGACAGGCAGATGGGCGGGGGTATCTTCCGACTTTGCGCCTTCTGAGGGGACCGGCGCGGGGAGCACCGCACAAGAGACACCCGAAATAACTTTTCCAGAAGAGGCCGAAAACGCATGACCAGCGTCACCCTGTCGCTTGCGAAAGCGCATCTCAATATCGACCAGACCGGCGACGACGAGCTTATTCAGCACTACCTCGACGCGGCCGAAGGCTGGATTTCCGATTTCGTCGGCAAGCCCGTCGCGGACTTCGACCCGATCCCGGCATCGCTGAAGCAGGCCGTGCTTCTGCTCGCCGCGCACTTCTATGAGAACCGTGAAGCGGTGCTTGTCGGCATCACTGCCGGCGATCTGCCCTTCGGCGTCATCTCGCTTATCCGAGCGCACCGTGAGGGCGGGGGTATCCTCTGATGGCAGGGCGCAACGATAACGGCCTTGCCCGCACGCTCGCCGCGATGGACCGCGTAAAGCGCGCACCGCGTGAGCAGATCATGAAGGCGCTTATCACGTCTGGCAATGACCTCGCCGACGCACAGAAGATGCTCGCTGAAACGTCCCGCGATACCGGCGCGCTGATCGACAGCATCACCGTGACAGGCCCCGGACACGCGACCCCTGCCTATTCGCAGCCGGGTGGATCGCGCGTTGCCGGCGAGACTGAGGTGATTGTGACCGCTGGCAATAGTGACGTGCGTTACGCGCACCTTGTCGAGTACGGCACCAGCAAGACCGATGCGCAGCCGTTCTTCTGGCCCGCCCTTCGCCTTCTCCGCAAACGCATTCAACAGCGTATCGACCGCGCCGGCCGCAAAGCTATCAAAGACGCATGGAATGACAAATGATTGAACCGACCCTTGCCCTTCAGACTGCAATTCGCGCGAAGCTGATCAACAAGCCTGCCGTCACCTCGCTTGTCCCGGCAGATCATATTCGGGCCGGCAGCACCCGACCCGACAAGACGCCGTGCATCATCATGAGCGACGGCAACACGACCTTGCACGGGCACGACTACACCGCACAGCGAGCAGCCTGGGTTTACCTCGATCTGCATATCTGGACGCTTGACGCTGGACCGGACGCCGCGAAGGAGATCGCCTTTGCTGTAACGAACGTGCTCGACAAGAACCTCGCCATCGAAGGCGGCTACTGCGATCACTTCCGAGTCACGCGCTCGTCGTTCCCACGCGATCCCGATCCCGCATATGGTCACGGCGTCCTGTCGGTCGAAGCGCTCATTCGGTGGATCATCTGATGCGCGCCGGCAAGCTTGATCGCTCTATCGACCTCGAAAGGTTGACTGAGACGGTGCAGCCCTCTGGCGCTGTCGTCACGACCTGGGACNANGATCGCCACGGTTCGCGCTGAGATCGTGCAGCAGTCGGCAGCCGAATTCTTGACCGGCTTCGGCGAGGCAGAGAACGGCACCATCGTCTTTCGCATCCGATATGTGTCTGATCTGACGACCGCCGACCGCGTGGCTTATGCCGGCGCGGTCTATGATCTGAAGGAGATCAAGGAAATCGGACGGCGGCGCGACCTCGAGCTTCGCGCGGTGGCACGGTCATGACGCATCTTCGCGGCGTCAAGCCGACCCTCGCACCCGACCGCGCGCCGCTCACCAAGGCACCGCCCGCGCCGAAGTGGATGACCGACGAGGCGCGCGACGAATGGAAGCGCATCATGCCGCGCTTGATCGAAGATCGGATCATCACGAAGGCCGATCTGACAGGCGTCGAGAACTATTGCGTCGCCGTGGGCCGCGTCCGCGAGATCGAGACGCTGTTTCGCACGGCCGGCCTGGATAAGACGCTTTTCGGGATGCAGAACCGCGCCATGCAGACCGCTCGGCAGCTTGCCGCCGAATATGGCCTCTCGCCGGTATCGCGCGCCCGTGTCGGCAGTGCGAGCACCGAAGATGACGACGACGACAACCCGCTCTTGATAGGCAGGAACCGGGCATGAGCAAGAGCGCTTTTCCTCACTGGATTTATGACGGCTCGCCGATCCCGGACCCCTTCGGTTACGGGCAAAAGGCCGTTGATTTCATCCGAGCGCTGAAGCATCCGAAAAGCAGCGCGCCGAAAGGCCGTTTTCAGCTTTATGACTGGCAAGAACGTATCATCCGGCGCATCTACGGCCCTTGCGACACAGACGGCGAACGCCTTGTGCGCGAAGTATTTCTGTATCTACCGCGCGGCAACCGGAAGACGAGCCTGACCGCCGCCCTTGCGCTTTTGCACCTGCTTGGCCCTGAAGCAGTCCCAGCCGGACAAATCATTTTCGCGGCAGGTGATCGCGAGCAAGCCGGTATCGGCTTTGACGAAGCTCTTGGCATTGTCGAAGCAGACAAGCGGCTTCTGGCCGTGACGAAGGTTCATAATCCCCGTGTCGGCATCCGGGAAATCAAAAGCCATATCGACGGCTCAACGCTGAAGGCGGTTTCCAGCGACGGCAAAGCGCAGCACGGCACTACGCCTAGCTTTGTGCTGGCCGATGAAATTCATATCTGGAAAAATCGCGACCTGTGGGAAGCCCTGCAATCCGGCATGGCGAAGCGCAAGGGCGGCTTGACCGTTGTCGCGACAACGGCGGGCCGCGGCAATGAAGGACTCGCCGCCGAACGCTACGCATATGCCCGGCTTGTGGCCTCAGGTGAAGTTGATAAACCTGCCTTCCTCCCGGTCATGTTCGAAATCGAACCGGATGAGGATTGGGAAGATGAAGCCATTTGGCACCGCGTCAATCCCGGCCTCAAATACGGCTTTCATGACATTAAGAAGTTGCGTTCCGACGCGGACGAAGCCCGTTCGAACCCGTCGAAGCGGTATGAATTTCAGCAATATCACCTGAACCGCTGGCTCGGTAACAGCCGCGATCCGCTCTTCGATATGACCGTCTACGATGCCGGCAGCGATCCGAATTTCGACCTCGCCGACCTGGAGGGGCTGCCGTGCTGGCTTGGCGTTGACCTGTCCCGTTCCGGCGACCTGACCGCCGTCGTCGGCGCGTGGCGGCACGACGACGGGCGCGTGTCAGTGCATCCGTGGTTCTTCCTGCCGTCCGATGGCTTGGAAGACAAGGCGAAAGTCGAGCAGGTTCCGTATCCCCGTTGGCGCGACGATGGCCTCTTAGACGTGATCGACGGCCCTGTGATCGAACCGGATGCCATCGCTGACAAGATCATTGACCTCTGCGGCACCTATGACGTTCGCGAAGTCGTCTTCGATCCGTCTCTCGCCGGCCCGATCATGGCGAAGCTCATGGATCACGGCATCAACGTGCTTCAAGTCCGACAGACACCCGTCAACATGCACGGCCCGATTTGCGACCTTGAGCGCGTCGTGAATGGCCGTCGCATTCGCCATGGCGCGCACCCGATCCTTCGCAATCATTTTGACAGCGTTGTCGTGAAGCGCGCCGCGAATGCAGGCGAGCTTGTGACGATGCACAAGGGCACTCGNNATTCAAACCATATCGACGGCGCTATCGCATCGGCCTTGGCCGTCTCGCGTGCCGTTGCCGGCGAGCAGTCCGGCTCTTTCCTCGACACCGCAGATTTTGATTCACTCTGGAATGAGGCAGTATAAACATGGATGAACAGCGACTTCTCGTTTCGTTTGAGGCGCGGCTGAACAAGTACGAACGCGACCTTGACCGCGCAAAGGGCAAGACCCGCACGAATTTTCAGACGATGGAACGGCAGGCGCAACAGTCTGCCGCGCGAATGGACACCGTCATGGGCGGCGCGCTGAAGTCCTTCGGCAAGGGCCTTGTCGGCGGCATCGTCGGCGGCCTTGCTGTCGGCAGCCTCGACCAGATCGTGAGCCGTGTTGCGGACATTGCGAAAGGTGTCGCGACCATCGGCAACGAGGCGAAGCGCGCCGGCCTGTCTACTAGGGCTTTTCAGGAACTCGGCTATGTCGCGCAACAGAACCGCATCCCGGTTGATGCGCTCGTTGACGGCATGAAGGAGTTGAACCTTCGCGCCGACGAATTCATCGTGACGGGGAAGGGCAGCGCTGCCGACGCATTCCAGCGCCTCGGCTATTCTGCCGACGAGCTGAAACGGAAGCTCGCCGACCCTTCGGCCTTGCTTGTCGAGATCATCGGCCGGCTTCAGCAACTGGACCGCGCGGCACAGATCCGCATCGCCGACGAGATTTTCGGCGGCACGGGCGGCGAGCGTTTTGTCGAGCTGATCGATCAAGGCGCTGAAGGCCTTCGCAAGACCATCGACGAGGCGCACAAGCTCGGCGCGGTCATGAGCGACGAGGCAATCGCCCGCGCCGACGAACTGGACCGGAAATTCAACGCCATCGGCACGACCGTTTCGACCTGGACGAAACAGGCTGTTCTCGGTCTTGTCAGTGCGATGGACGATTTGCTTGATCGAACGAACAAGATCGAAGAGCAGTCCGACCGCAACGTACAGCGGCAGCTTGTCGGCGTCTATGATCGGCTGACTGAGGCGAAGAACCTGCTCGCCGACCTCCAGATCGACAAGGCGGCATATCCCGACGACCCGACCATTGACCTGAACATTGAGCGTCAGAAGCAGCTTGTCGAAGAACTGTCCGGTGAGGCCCTGAAGCTTCGCGACATTCTCGACCGCCGCAACGGTTACGATGAAGGCTTCATCTACAAGACCGGCGAGGATGCGAAGGGCGCGCGGCCGTCGCTGGACAACCTCAACAGCGCGTTAACCGGCACCGGCAGCGCCGCCGTGAAGGGCGCAAGCGGCCTCGGCTCATTCTCAGAAGCAGTCCGCGCGCTCCAGAATGAGATTCCGACCCTGACAGCCGGTCTTGCTCAACTTGATGCACAGACGCGGATCGATCGGACCTACCGGTCAGCGCTGTCGAAGGCGCGCACGATGGGCGAAGTCTATCTTGCGAATGAGCTTCGCGGGCAGGCATTGCAGGCCGTCAACGTCCGTTCGGCAACTGACGACCCGACCGCCTATCTCTCGTCGGTGCTCGCCTCTGGCAAGAGCCGTGAGCATCTTTCCGGCATGGCCTCGGCATTCGCTGAGAAGCTGGCAACCGCGCTCGCCTCGATGCCGGAAGATCTGAAGGGCAGCGTCACGATCACTTCCGGTTATCGCAGTGTGGAACGCCAGCAACAGCTTTGGCTCGACGCGCTGAAGAAATACGGATCGCCTGAGGCCGCAAGGCGGTGGGTAGCACCGCCTGGGAACTCTCAGCACAACAAGGGCAACGCTGCCGACCTCGGCTATTCTTCGGATGCCGCGCGCGAGTGGATGCACCAGAATGCAGGCAACTTCGGCCTGTCGTTTCCCATGGCACATGAGCCGTGGCACATTGAAGACGCCGACGCTCGCCAGGAGCTGAACACACAGGCGCTGGAGCACAAAATCTCGGCAGCCACTCAGCAGGCAGACGCCTATCGCCAGATCACGCAGGAAGCGCGAGCCTATATCAACGGTCAGCAGGGCGAACGGCAGGCGCTCGACATGACAGCGAGCGCCGCTGCCAAGCTTCGCTTTGAACAGCAGATGCTCGCAGAAGCGCAGCGTGCCGGCGTCACCTTGACCGACCAGCAGCGGCAGGAGATCGCGAGCCTTGCTGCCGGCATGGCAGCAGCCGAAGGTTCGGTCACTTCCTATCAGCAGACTCAGGAGCAGGCGGCAGCAACCGCGCAATTCTTCGGCGAGCAGGCCGTCGATGCACTCACAGGCCTGCTCACGGGCACCATGAGCGCAGAACAGGCATTGCAGGGCCTGCTTCAGACCCTGGTGAAGGCAGCGCTTCAAGCCGCGATCCTTGGCGAGGGACCGCTTGCCGGCCTGCTCGGCGGCAAGCCCACGACGCCGCAGCCCACCAGTACCGGCAAAAAGGGCCTCGGCTCGCTGTTCGGTGCGTTGTTCGGCTTCGCAGACGGCGGCTGGACCGGCCCCGGCTCTAAGCATCAGCCGGCCGGTGTCGTTCATGCTGACGAATTCGTGTTCTCGAAGAAGGCGGTTCGGAAGATCGGCCTCGCGAACCTGGACAAGATGCACCGTGGCGCGCTCAAAGGTTATGCCGATGGCGGATATGTCGGCCGCGCTCGCCTGCCGGCCCTGGAGCCGCTGGCATCGGCCGGCAGCACTGCCGCGCCTCAGATCGCCATCAACGCGCCTGTTACCGTCAACGCGAACGGCGGCACACCCGAGCAGAACGCGGATCTCGCCAAGCAGGTGTCTAGGGAAATGGAAGCAACCATGCGCGGCGTTGTCGCGGATGAGCTACGCAAGCAGATGCGGCCGGGCAACATGCTGAGCAGCGGAAGGAGAAACTGATGACTGTTCAGACGTTCAACCCACCCGTCGGTCCGTCGCCGGGCACGCGCAAGTCGCGGGATATGAAGATTCTCGAAGCCGAGTTTGGCGACGGCTACACCCAGACGACGCCGAATGGCTTCAATCATATGCGCCGCACGCTGTCGCTCACCTGGAACGGGCTGACAGAGGGTCAGGCGAAGACGATCCTGGATTTCTTCGCGGCGCACGAGGGTACGAGGCCGTTCTATTACACGCCGGCCGGCGAGACGACGCCGACGAAATGGACATGCGCGACCTGGGACGAGAGCGTCAAGGGCATCTGGGAGATTACCGCGGAGTTTAAGCAGAGCTTCACGCTTGAGAGTTAACCGAACCCTTGCGAATGCCAGCCCGACAAAAGCAATGCGCCCGGCTAGTCAGGCCGGGCGCGCGCAGGAGTTGATCGCCCCTTCTGGTGAGCGATCTGTAATATTATCTCTCGTTGGCAACGATATAGCAATATAAAATATTGCTGTATAGTCGTCATCAAATGATGACGACTGAATGGCATCAAGCATTGATGGCGATATTTGGAAGTGATAAGCTTCGCATTGCCCTTGAAAAGCAAGGGCCGGTCAACTTTCCACGGCGACCGACCCTTTTGTGTGTGCTTACGAGATGAAATATACTGACAAAGGCCGTATCGGTCAAGATTCTATACACCTGCCGGATGAAATTTTGACTGATGAGCACGATGCTCTTCTGGCGATCTTGCATGGGCTTGAGGATGAGATCGCAGCCATTGAAGAGGCTCGTCAGAACGCGAGTTTTGTCAAAAAATCGGATGCTGAAAATCACCCGGAAAAGCCTGCCGCGCAGGGCGAAGAAGCACCTCGGACCATGCGAGGTGTAGTTAAGGGATCTATCCCCTCAAGTCCCATCCCGAGTACCCTTCCGACTACCCTTCCGACTACTCTTCCGCCTTCACCCTCAACTCCCATCCCAACTACCATCGCCGACAGCCGACCTCTTTCACTTCGCGAGCGTATCGAACAGAGACTGGCGACGATCCCGAAGAGATACCTGAAGCGTCGGACGCTCACTGTCGCCTGGGACCGTCTGTCGTCTGCTGAGAAGTTTCGCGAGAAGTTTCGCCATGCGGCACTGTGCGAAGCGACAGCCTTCTCGTTGAACACCAACAAGCGCCGCGAGGCGAAGCTGTTACAGGCAGCCGATCCGGCGAGCGCACTCGCGAAGGAGATCAACAGTATCCCTCCGCCGAAGGCCGTCTGCCCTGATTTGCTGATTGGCTTTAAGTCCATGCCTTATGTCATGCGCTACAGTAATTTCTCCCATTGA